GTGTATAATATGCTTGACTGCTTTGAGTCTGCGTTCTCCTGCTATTAGTACAAAGTTTGTGTCTACTACGATTGGTTGGATCTGCCCTACTTCGTGGATGCTATCTGCGAGTTCTTGTATTTTGTTTGGTGCAAACTCTTTACGCTGCCGTGTCATGGGGATACGGATCTTGAGAGGATCACACTGCTCACACTGCTCGCTTTCTATGTTATCCATAAAATTACTCCTAAATAAAAACAGGGCTGTGGGTAAGCTCCCTTAAAAACTTACCCACGCCCTATAGTCAGATCCTCATCCCACAAGGAGGTATGATAGGGGACGATCCCCTTACGATCTAACTACAAAAGCTCAAGACTAGAGAGTTATGCTACTTCTGGCTCTCTACTTGAAACCCTGCTGTGTGTGCTAGACAATAAATCTTTCGATCTTGATCGAGGTTCCTGAATTACCAGTAGTCTCGTTAGACCATTCTTCAGACTTAATCTTAGCTGTAGCTTCGTTACCAATAGCTTCGTCTAAGTCCTCGGAGATATTATTCTGGATGTCCTCAAAATTCAACTTTACTTTGCGGGATTCATACTCGTCGCTGTCCGGATCGAGATCGTTAAGCTCAGAGAGTCTGTCTGCGAATACCGCAGTAGTGGCCTGGTTGAAGAACCACGAACCCCACGAACACCAGTGAAATACCGTGAAGCCATTATCGTCTGGATTCTCAGCGTTAATGACCTTGAACTCGAAATTGATGCCAGGCTTTTCGGAAGCTCTCGACTCACGGTACGTCCACTTATTGAACATAAGCTCGTAGGTTCCAGGATCGAGTGTACGGTCTAGCTTCTTCTTTTCGTTTTCGAGGCTACCAAATTCGAGGTCTTGATAAAGTTCACTCATGAGAAGTGTTATCCTTAGTTAAGATTATGAAAAGTGAATGTTATGATGTGTCAGCTACATAAAGGTCTCTAGTGCTCTTCTGAAGCTCCTTTCTCTGATGCCGCTGACAGGCTGTGTTGAAGAGCAATATTGACACGGGTAAGTGTTTCGACAGTTTCGCTAAAGCCTACAGATCGAGCTTTAGCTATATTGTCTATTAATATTCTTTGTAGCAAATACCCATCTTCTTCTGTGATGGGTATGTATACTGTATCTTCTGGCATTTTAGCATATCCTTTGTTGATGTTGCCAAGAAGATTAAAGTCTTTCTTAGGATTCATGGCAATAGTGTGTCAAAGTTCTGAGGCATTTCTGCCTCAAGGTTAGGGTTGCGGACTCGTGCGGTGTATACTCCGCTTGGACGGGTTTGCCATATATAAGATGCTTTGTCTCCTTTACCTTTTACGATTGCGTGAAGTACGTAGTCGAAATACGATGGGATTATTCCGGCGAGCTTTCCAGTGAGACTAGGTACTATCTTTACGATGCCTGTGGTTTCGTTTTCTTTCGAGTCCTCGTGACACACTATGATGAGATTTTTCTGCATCATGATTAATGCCTCGATGAACTTTATCGTAAGTCTCATTGCGATGCCGTAATCTGGTTGTGTTGGTGCGGCATCTAGGGCTTTATTGTTCGATGCCATAGTGTGATCCATAATGGCACCATAGAGTCTTGTCATGGAGTCTATGATTATTGTTTTCGGTTGACATTCTGGATCTGCTTTATGTAAGCGTTGCAAAGCATCTTTGATTTGATCGTATGCTACTGGAGTTTCTTTACCGTTCTTGTTCTTGGCTAAGCGATCTGGTATGATACCTCTAAAGCTACCTTCTAGGAAATCACCTTCCAAGGCTTCTGAACCCTCGTCTATGTCTATGATGAATGCGGGCAAAGCACGCTCCGGTAAAGTTCGTAAACAGAAGGTCTTACCGCTTCCTACATCACCATAGATCAGGGTTTTCTTGGGCGCGTCGTCTCGTTTTTTCGCCATGTCTAAATGCTGTGGCATATTTTTACCTCTCTCACCTTTCTATCTGGCTGCTGTATCCCAAACCAGTTTGGAGTATTGTGCATTCATGACTGTTTGTCTGAATCCGTGTGATGCGCTGCATATATCGAAATATGGACATAAGCGATTCCATGATGTACATGCGTCTTTGCCGTACATGGGATAAAAGTTATCATAGTACATGCGGAGGATCTGAGCACACGTTACTTCGATGCCACGTTTCCACTCTGCGATTATGGTTTCATTTATTGATAACGAAGATCTATAAAACGAGTCATTCTTAGGTGATACCAGTAGTACGTCTACTATGAAGTCCTGGACTTTGCTGTATTCTGGAATTTGCTGAGCTGCCCATACGTATCCTATGAACTGGTTGCTGAGAGCAAAGCTCGGGACTAAGTATTGCGATTCCCATGTGGAGGTTTTGTGATCCATACATACGAGTTTTGTGTTGTCGCTTAGGATCTTATCTATGAGTCCTCCGTATCGTACTTGCCACTCTGTACCATCTATTTTTATTGTGCTTAGGTTTGATTCAAAATACAACTCGCTGTCTACTGTGTTGTATATGTCATCTTCTTTCATCCAACGCTTTGCGTAGTTTTCTATTAAACGTACGCCACGGCCTGGTGTGCGTTTGGGATCTTCTGGTACGGGTTGGTATGCTTCTAGGAATGTGTCGAGTGCTGATGGTAAGTGTTCCTCCATGAATAAGGTATCCAGGGCTTTGTGAACTGCGATGCCGAACAACAATGGGCTGTCTGGGATCTTTATGGATTCTGTCGAAACTGCCATACCACCAGGTACGAGAGCTTGTGCGATGCGATGTTGGAACTTTCGCGGGCACGTGCGAAATTCGCTTAGTGCGTAGTTATCTACTTTTATTATGTGCTCGTCTTTGTAGATTCCTGTTTTCATTTGTGAGTCTCCTCTAGAGCGTATTCGCGTAGGTCATCTAGCAACTCGCCGCTGAGAAATGCCAGTAAGTCTATGCCTTTTGTTCCTATTGTTACTGCCTCTATTATGGCCTCTGGAGGATATCCAGGATCTTCGAGGCTCGCGGATGTTCCTGGTTCTATGAGTACGCTTACTATGTAGGGCTCGTTGAAATCTTCGCTTTGGTAGCTGAATGCTAGTGTTATGGGCATGTTCCTATCCTTTTCTATATGCTGTTTAGTAGATCCATGGTTTCTTTGCTGCTCATGCGTATTTCTTCTTTTGTTTTCTCATGTTTCCGTTTCTTTGCTTGTGGCCTATCACTGTTGTTTAGCTTTGCGTTTTCTAGGAAGTCTAAAGCCTCGCTAAGTTCGCTATCGCTTAGCTCTCGTATGTCTCGTATTAAGAGCTCGTAGTCTGTTGGGATTGGCTCTAGGTCTGAGCTTGGTGCGAAGGCTCGGTTGGGATCTCCGGGTTTGCCTTGGAGCCATGTATGAGTTTCGTCTGCTGGCTCTGCTATTTGTCTTATTTCACCGTTCCAATATACGTATTGGCCTGGATCTAAGCTCATGGGCACGCTCCTTTTCTAGGTATTCGTGTAAAGCCCTACGGAGCACCTCGGCCCGTAGGCCGAAGTGGTTTCCGTGGGCGTTGAGGTATGCCTGGAGTTTAGCGTCTAGCTCCGGGCTGAGATTTACGTACAGTCGTTTCATTATGATTTCTTTTTTAGCCCAAAGTATACGATACTAAAGAATGCTAGTAATAAGAAGAGATCTAGTCCATCCATATATCCAAGCTCCATTAATTTACTTTCTGAATTAATACTGCGATATGTTTACGCTTATATGCTGTTTAGTAAATCCAGTATTTCTTTACTACTCCGCGAGGTTTTTTCCTTGCGCGTTGTAGCTTTTAACTTAACACGAGGTTTCTTCTTTGCGTAATACTTATTGGGATCTTTTGTGGGATATAAATCCTCCTCTCGTGCTAATGTTGTAGGGCTTATTTCTGCCCCGTTGCTAAGCGCGTACTGGACTCTATACTTCCAACCGTCACGCTCTGCTATGATTTCTACTATCTTTATGTGTTTTGTTTCGTGGCGGTCTATGGCTCGCCAGATCTTTATGTCTCCTACGGTCCATCTAGGATCTGTAGTGCGCGCTGTTAGTTCGCACTCTAGTTCCCAACGCCGCTGTCTTATTTGTATTTCTTCTACGCGTAAGACCCTAATCTTTTCTTCTAATGTACTTACAAGCACTAGATGCCTGCTTTCTTCGCAACATAATCTCCGAACTTTGAGGTATTAAAATTACTATAGTTTTGGTTTAAGTGTCTGCTGATAATTTCTTCTACTTTACTGGTGTGTTTTGTGCTTTGTTGATCTCGTATTTCTTCTTTGTAGAGCTCTGCTATTGCTTCTGCGATTACTACATAGTCCTTACGAGTCATCTTCAGCTCTCCTTTTTTCTATGTCTTTCTTAATTGTACTGATTTTTAGTTTCTCCATTAATTCTATTGCTTCTTTATGTTTATTAATTATGCTATCTATTTTTTCTATGGCCGCTATTGTTTTACAGTTTAAATTCTTTGCTATCATTCTGATCCTGGCTCCTCGCTTAGTTCGTTATCGTTATTGTCTTCCTTTTTCACTACTTTTTCGCGTATGTTCTCAATTTCTTCTGTATGTACGCGTCTATCGTATCTCTCTATGCTGTCCATTTTATTCTCCTTTTTCGTCTAAGGTTTCTATTACCTGTGCGAAGGTTTTTATTATCTGTGTGAACTCTTCTAAATCTTTTGGTTTAATATTGTTACTGTGGGCCAGTCGAATATCCCAACCACTGCGAGGATTTTCTCCTTTCTCTATGTCAGCTTCGTCATAGACTATGCTAAAATTCTCGGTAAATAATGCTAATCGTGTCCTTATATTGTTCATTTGTGGTGGTCTCCGCGGTTGTGGTGATTGTGTAGTTTACACCAAATTGGTGTAATTGTGAATGTAAAATCTAAGGTGTAAGGCTTGCTTATGTTTATCACTGATGCTATCTATGAGAGTTAGTTTTTCCTCTATGGTTGGGGCGGATTCTACTTTAGAGCTCATCTTCGTCTTCCTCGTCTTCACATGTACACTCTTCTAGCTCTTCGTCACAATGTTCGCATAGCTCTGGCGGATCGTCCCACCACGGAGGATATGCTAATTTCCACCGATCATATGCACACAACATCTATGGCACCTCTGCGTTGTTAAGCTCGGTGTCTGTTTCTTCTGGTGCAAATATCTCAGCCCACTCGCTAGGGGTTATACCAGTCTGTATGAACTCCCTAGTGTCTGCGTCTAATGTGGGGAATATGTCTTGGATAAATCCTTCACGCTTGATCCACTTCTGAAGTGCCAGGGTAAACTGCATCATAGGGAGTCCTACTACCATGCTGTTTCTTTCTCCGCTGTGTATACTCTCACGTGTGAACTCTACTCCATTTTTATGATACGCTATCTCGAATGCTCCTATGGTTTTACTCATTATTCTAGCTCCGCGTTGTTTAAAAGTATGTCTAGGCTACTACTTATGTCACTTAGTTTTACATCTATGTTTTCGTTGTTTTGTTCTAAGCTCTCTACGGTTTCCTTGATGCTGTCTAGCTCTACTGCTAAGTCCGCGAGCAATGCTTTTATTACTCTGACGTCTAGTCTGTCGATGCCATCCATATGGATGCTCCTTCGTTATGTAGGGTGTGGTGTATGTTTACACCTAAAAGGTGTAATTGTATAGTATAATATAATACAATTAGGGGGGAAGTCAAGGGAAGATTTTTCCCATGTCTTAAGTCCTTGTTTTTATTGTACTTAAAGCAAACTTATGCAAATTTCTACCAAACTTCTACCATACTTCTACACCTTAAGTCTTTGTTTTTAAAGCACTTAGCAAACTTCTGCATACTTCTACATGCCCCTTGGGATCTCGCCGACGAAGGGGTATTTTTATATATATATATTTTATATATATTATTTTCCCTCTCTGGCTGCGTGGGGGCAAGGGGGGTGTAGAAGTTTGTAGAAGTTTCTAACATATTGTTTTTAAAGGGTTTAAGTGTGGAAGTTTGGTAGAAGTTTGTGCATAAGTTTGATCTAAACTCAATAAAAACAACCATTTAGGGCGTAGAAGTATGTTACCCCTTCTCTTACTTTTACTTCTTTAAAATCCCGATCCAACTGTCTGGGTTTAGGGCGTTTCTTTGCGGGCGAGTTCTACTTGCTATGTCTGTCCAATTTGATACTACTTTAAACTCTTCATCTATTCGTAAGGCATAATCTCCTAAATGCTGTAAAGCGCTGGAACTTAAACTATGTTCACGTGACTCTAAGTATTCTGAATGTTTCATATGTTTTTGTTTTTATTCCTCGCTGTTTTGTAGTATGTTTTCTAACAAACTATTTACTAAAGTATCTTCTATGGTTGTAGGCTCGGGCACGCAATTACGCATATCTCTAAGTAATTCTAAATCTTCGGCGCTTATTTCTATTGTTATTTTCATTTTGTTTCCTTATGTAAAAAAGGTGAGGGGATTTCTCCCCTCACCCTTTAGGCTTTCTTAGATGTTCAATGCAGCCGCTTTCTTTGCTTCCTTTTCAATGTGGGCGTTTCGTAGATCATTAAAAAGGTCTGCATCTTGAGCTTTGAGCTCGGCCAGGGTTTCTGCGTCACCAGCTCCAAGAGCTTTACGGAAATTGCTCTTGAACTCTTTTATTGCTGGATCGCTCGTTTCTCTCGATGGATCTTTGACCACACTAATTGCGTGGTTTAATCCATTCTGAATGAGATCTTCCAGACTTCCGTTTGCGTCTCCACCTACCAGATTGAACCACTCATATAAAAATGTGTTCCAGTCTGGCGTCTCGAAGATCCTTACCTTGGGCCAATCGTAAGATGGTTTGTTCGCATCTTGACGGTTGACACTATGTGCGCGGATCTCAAAACCTTCACCACTACCTACTAAGTCCAGCTCTTCGTATGATGGCATCTTTCGATACCTCTCTATAGGGATAGAATTTGAGTCCCTCAACATAGTCCCTATATTGCTATGTTGGAGCTTTCCTCTCATTTTGCGCGATCCTTTTTTGTTGTGTTTCAATGTCTAAATTTACTATACTTAAATATAATACATTCACAGTCAATGTCAAGCTTTATTTTTACTTTTGTGAAGTTTTTTATGTAGTGTTACTTGGTATCATGTAGTGCACACATGTGCCCCTTGACAACCACTTGGTATTAAGCTATATTCATAGATGGGCAGAAAAGTATCATATTATACCGCACAATACCTTATAATGTTACTTAATACTACGGTTTTATGCACAATATGTAGTGGTATAGCAAGAATCGTGCCAATACTACATATGGTATGCAAGCAAATACCGTGCCAATACTATAAAGTACAAAGTAGTACCAAGTAATACCAAGTAATACTACAAAGTACTAAGTGGTACCAAGTAGAATATACGCTAAACCATATGGTACCGAGTATACATGGTACAAAGTTAAACTACTTAGTACCGAGTATACTTCAAACTACATAGTACCAAGTAATAAAGTAAAGTATAAAGTAAAGTATAAAGTAAAGTATATGTAGGGGTAGTATTGATTCAGGATGTGAATTAAAAAAGGGCGCCAGATGTCGGGGATGACACCCAGCGCCCAGGCCCCAGGGAGGGCTATTGGTTACATGAAGCGTTTAGTTCATCGAGTGTTTTGTCCAACCTTGCGGATCGCTCTACAGCTTCAACTTGGAGCAATTCGCTATACTGTTTTCCGATAGGATCGAACCCTTCGGGGAGTGTTAGATATTCATTTGCATAGTAGTCCCCGTAGAAATTATCTATGGTGCCTAAGCATTTATGACCGCTGTCGAAGTAGCACTTTATGTCTTTCATGATATGTTTGGGAGGGCCTGTGATAGCGCCCTCCCTGCTCCTTTTTAGTCTTGGGGTTGTTTGAAGCTATCTTCGAGTGCCAGCGCGATGCCAGCGTCCAGAACATCGAGCACTTCCGAGATATGATGCGATTCTACGGCGTGCCCTTTGCTCATCATCCGAAAAGCCCGGATGACACTTTCGCCAGTGCCGAACAATTTGTTCGGACCGACTGCCTCGCTGAAGCGTTTCAGCTTCTCTGAGGCTGAATAAGGTGATTCGTGCGACTGTACCATGCTACTCTCCCTGAGTTGTTGGTTAGGCTTCATTGCCGCCAACATTATAAAGATACCGAATAAGCCCTGAGAAGTCAAGACTTTTTTTATGTTTTTCGCTACAAAAACCGTGCCAACGTTACAAAGTACTACGTAGTACCAAGTACGGTCACTATTGTACTAAGTAATACCAAGTAACTGGGGGGCACTACCACTTAGTACCAAGTAGTACCGCGTATCATTTGAGCGGTACAATACATAAATTTTGAGATTCGAGGGTGAAGTAATGACCCAACCAATATATGATTTTACAAGTAGGGGTGAGGGTGGTGGTCGGGTAGTGGGTGGTGGGTCATTAGGCCCAATAGACCCATATAATAATGAATGGGTCAGGATGCGTCAGCAGCAAAACACCGAAGCATTATACGAAGCTCTAGGCATGGTGTTTCCCATACATCCCGCACTAGGCCATCAGTTGCAAGAACTTGGCAACATGATCGTAGACGTAGCATCTGGAGGTGGTACCACTGTAGCACAAGACCGAGCAATCACTAAAGGCAAGCACGATCCGTCAAGCATAGATCGTGTAGGAGGTCTCATAGGAACCTGGACTGGTAATACATTCGAGGACATCGGCCAGGCACTAGGTATGACCCCGGAGGATTTAGCCAGAGTAGCTCGTGCATTTAAACAACTTCAAAGTGACCCCGAAGCTCAAGGCGAACTCCTTAGAGGCTTAGGGCATGCTATGAAAGAGCGTTATGGCGGTGAAGATGGACCTCTAGCAGCAGCTGAGGATTTTGGAGGTTTAGGCGCTCTCTTGCCTGCTGGCAGAGCCGCAGGAATTACCGGAAAACTTATAGGTAAAGATATTGTAAAGCCTGTGACTCCTACACACAAAGGAATGGTTAATCCTCCAGGAGATCCTCCAGCAGGTGGGGTATTAAGTGGTGTTCGTGCAGATGCAACTCAGGGACCATTGGCAACTCCTAGCGAAGCAAAAATGATCTTGGAGCAAGACGCTATAGGAGTGACTGGAGCGCGTGCAACTCCTCAACAAGCACCTTGGGATCCTGACGGAGATAGTCCTGAATATAAAGCATTTCTAGATGATAATGAAATAGAGCACGGGATTGAAGGTGTACATTACGTAGAAGGCGAAAACGTAGATCCCGCGATGGTGCCGAGAGGGGAGAGTAAATGGACAGATAAAGATGAGGCAGAATGGCAAGCTGAGCATGAAGGGCTTGATTCAGGTAAAATAGAACCTTTACCTGATTCTATGATTAGAGATTTAACAGATGAATCTTTAGACTTAGAAATACGTAAATCTAATTGGACAATTAATGACCAACAAAAATTTTTAGATAGAGATGACATCTTAGATGCAGATCGTAAAGATGTACAAAAAGACCAACAGCAATTTAAGACTGAGTTAGAAAAACTCGTAGCTGAGCGTCATAGACGTAGACGTGAATCTGGTGGAGGTTCCGCAGGCGCTAAGAAGCAAATGTCGAAGCTAGATCAAATGAAAGCTGAAGGCGCAGGAGAACCTGATGCAGGCTGGCCTGTAGCTCACGGTATAGAAGGTTTTACAGGTGATGCAGATTTCGGGGCTGAGGTCACAGATCTCTTAGCTAAAGCTCAATTTAGTACTAAGCGTAATCAGTGGATATTCCCTGATGTTGGAGCAGGTGCGGAAGGTACATTCGACATTAACGGTTTTATAAATCGTATGGGGAATCCCAGGCATCCTGTAAATACAGAAGAACTAAGTATGTTAGGTGATGTATTGACTTTGGCGTCGCAGTATCCAAGTAAGCGTAATCTTAGTTCTATGGCAGAGGATTTGTATAAGATGATTTCGGGTACTATTAAAGAACGCTTACGTGCAGACCAAGGTAAACTTTTCGACCCAGGTACCCTAGGATTTAACTTATGACAGGGTTAGTAAATGATCGGGCACTAGACTCTGCCCGTGTAGTAAGCATGTTGATATACGAGGGTAAGACCGCAGGCGAGATTGCTAAGAGTCTTAATACAACTCGTCCTAAGATCATCGAACACCTAGAGTCTCCTCGTGTCCAGGAAATGATTGACAGTGCACAGGAAAAACGTCACGCTCTAGTAGCACACATACCCATAGCAAACTTCGCTACTCGACTTAGCAGACTTGAACAGATCTATAAAGCTAATGAACAACTAGGAGATTTCGGAACGTGCTTGAAGACTCTGCATGCAGCACGTGAGGAAACCAAGCTAGTTCGAGTAGAAACCAGAGATGAATCCAAGCCTCAGTTCGTAGTAAACATCACGAGCTTCAAAGGTTCAGAGGATTCTGCTAATGCTATAGAGGTAGAAGAAGTTGTCGAGCGAGTTACAGGACATATTCCAAGCTCTACAGGGCCTGGACACACAGAAGCCCGAGCCGCGGAAACATCGTAAGCAAATACCAATTCCGCCTGTAGGTGATATGTCAGACGGGGTCTCGGTAGACTTACACCCTGGGACTCTGAATAAAACTATAGACGCAGAGCACGAATGGAACTTTAACGCATACAAAAGACTAGCATTCGTGGTATTTATGCAGAGTCTTAACAACATAATAGAGTTGTTCTACAAATGGAAAGCCCACGACTGGTTACACGAAGATTACAAACAGATAAAATCAAAAGAGTTATCGTTTAATGACTTAGCAAAGATCCGGGATATGCCAGTTTTAGAACTTAGAGATTTGTACTATGACTACGATAAAGATTGGAGGCATGATCCTGTAGCATGGATGATGTCTGCAGAAGCGTTGCCGTATCTTGATATGCTAAACATAGAACCAGAATTGGCTATTGAGCTAGCAAAGAACATAGCGAGCGGTGAGCGTAGCATAGGAATATCAGAGCCCGACATAGAACTATTAGTATTACCACAATACGATAACACTGCCCGTAAACAACAAGCTATGGGTAGATTCTTGCAAACATCGTTTGCGTCTGTGACTAAGAAAAATGCCGACACGCGGTAGGGTCCATACAGAGAGCTTAGAAGACCTAGAGTTCAATGTAGCTCTACAACCTAAGCAGTTTCAGCTATTAGAAGCTGTGCGTAATGGTGTGCGGTATCCTTTTTATGGCGGCGCTAGGGGTGGGGGGAAAAGCTACGCATCACGAATCATAATGCTCATCATGCTCATGGAGAATCCTGGGTCAACAGGATTATTGATTCGTAGGACATTCAAGCAGCTCGATGGTAATCACATTCGTCCTTTGTTTAGGCAGTTTCCAAAGATCAGAAACTGGTACAACAAGAGCGAAGGCGTAATGTACTTGCCTAATGGCAGTGAGTTGATGTTCGGTCATGCAGAACACGAAGACGATGTGTTTAACTATCAGGGACAGGAGTTTGACTTCGTAGCAGTAGAAGAGGTCACACAGTTCACGGAGTTCCAGTGGCAGTACATATCGAGTTCGTGCCGAACCTCGAACAAAGCCATTAAGCCTGTGATGTGGGCTACGGGAAACCCTGGTGGTGTAGGTCATGCATGGAGCAAGAGATTGTGGATTGATCAGATGCACGAGGAAGCAGAGAACCCAAAGGACTATAAGTTTATTTCTGCCCGAGTGTTCGACAATCCAGCTCTGATGGAAGCTGACCCTAGGTACGTAGAATCACTAAAGAATATCAAAGACGAAGCATTACGTAGAGCATACTTAAATGGTGATTGGGACATATACCAAGGTCAGTTCTTTACACAGTGGAATAGGCATAAGATCTTAACGAAGAGTTTTGAGATCCCAGCATCGTGGGCATTGTATGGCGCACTAGATTACGGTGAATCAGCACCTACGAGCTTTGGGCTTTACGCAATAGATTTTGACTATAACATCTATCGTCTGATGGGATATTACCAGGGTGATCGTACAGCATCACAGCACGCAGAAGAGATAGTACAAAGGATCTCAGGGTTTCCGTATACAAATGGTCGGATGCCCATTATGATTTATTCTGATCCTAGTATGTGGGTGAAGCGTAGGCTCACGGAGCAGATGACTAAGAGTGCGGCAGATGTGTTTTCGGATTTTGAGTTGCCGATAACTCGCGCTAATAACGATCGTGTGAATGGTTGGCGTATATGTCGAGACGCACTACTCCATGAGAAGTTCTATGCATTCGAGGGTTGGAACGATGATTTCATGCGTACTGTACCTGCATTGCCTCGCGCGGATAAGAACCCCGAGGATGTAGATACTCACGCAGAAGATCATGCGGCTGATGAGTGGCGATATGGGATGGTACATATGTATCGTCATGCAGAACACAAGGATGACCCGATTATGGGTAGCGGGCAGGATATATTAGATGCACTTCCTGGGAAACCTGCACATAGTGGACGTTATCACGCTTTAAACTAATATGGCCGATATTAAATTAAATAATAAAGATCGTGAGTATTGGCGTAAGACGATTGATCGAGTGCAAAGGGTCATGGAACCTAAGCATCGGTCATGGGAGAAATTACTAGCGGCTTACGAGCTAAAGCTAGATATCCCAGGTCTCGATAAAGATGAGATCATTCATGTGTCTAGGATGTATCCATTAGTACGCCAGATCATATCGTCAGTGGCATTCCATTACCCCGAAGTGTTTGTGAATGCTAAGCCTAATATCGAACGTGTGGCAGGGGAACTCGAAGGTATCTCGCTTGTGATGGAACGCGCAGCTAATAACGCATTGGACTTAATGGATGCAAAGGCTGAGATCCATCAGGCGATGTTTGATGCGTTGTTCTGTGGTGTAGGTTGGATCAAGATGGGATATAATCCCTCTGGTGACGATTCGATGCCTCCGTATGTAACTAACGATGCATTCAAAGATGATTTTCCTTGTGTCATGCGTGTTAGGCCTTTTAATGTTTTTGTAGATCCTAAGTGTCCTCCCCAGAACTTGGGTTACGCAGAATACATAATTGAGCGTATTGAAGTACCATTCGAGATCTTGAAGAGTGACCCAAGATACAAGATTCCTCGGGATTTCACAGGATCGTCAGAGTACACATCAGCTACAGATACTGCGTTGCTAAACTATGGCGATGAGTATGATGCGGATAACGCAGACGAGCATGTGCAGGGTGCCAAAGCCGAGCGTGACATGGTGGTGTTGTATGAAGTCCACGATAGGCTGAACCGTAGACTTATTACGTTCCTAGATGGTCACGAGAACGAGATCCATGCGGAGTCTCATCCATTCATTAAGACTCGATCGATCTATGATGGCCAAGATCTCGTAGGTCTTGAAGAAGCTCCTGGGTTCATAATGTCTAAGGGGTTTCAGTATATTCCAGTGAAGTTCGACACTGTAGAAAGTTCGTTCTTTCCTGAGCCTCCTATGAAGTATGTAGAGGATCTTCAGAATATTATTGTGGAGTCCTTGAGTCGGCGTGTTGATATTCTGCGAAGATTCCCGCGTGTTGTATGGGCTAATGAAGCAGAGATTCAGCGGAATCCGAATCTTGTAGATAACGTCAGGGATGCAAAAGACGGCGATGTAATCGGACTTCATGATATCGCAAGTATCCGTGAGGCTTCCTGGGGAAACATACCTTCGGATCAGCTAGGTATCGAGAACGACGCACGAGGTTACGAAGAACAGAGTCTCCATGTAAGTGATCTTGCGGGAGGCTCAGAGGGCCGAAAGACTGCTACAGAAAGTGCACTCATAGCGTCTCAAGGTTCTCTCAACCGCCAATGGATGCAAGCAAAAGTAGCAGGTGTTTATACTACCATTGTAGGGAATCTATTTAGGATGTTCCAGGATATACGTTATATCCCCCAGACGTTTATGCTGAATGTCGCTAAAGACCCTTCAGGTGTAGAATACCGGGTACTTACCAGTGAAGATTTTAACTTTGATTTTATGTTAGATCTAGACGCTGGTTCTATGCATCCATTGGTGGAGGAATTAGAGCAGGAGAACTCGGTGCTGTTGTATGATCGCCTTGTTGGTAATCCTATGATAGACCAGACTGAAGTAACTAGGGATTTGATTAAGTCCTTTAGGAAGCGTTCGGTAGAAAGACTATTCAAGGGCGCTGATGGTGATTTGAATGCGTTGATTCAGCTAGAACTTAGCCTTATGCTTCAGGGTCAAATGGCTCCTGTCGAAGAAGGCATGGATCATATGGCTCATATGGAACAACAGAATCCTGATGTTGTTATGGGTCTACCTCAGCTCCAGCAGATGTTACCACAACAGCAACAGCAGATACTACAGATAGTGCAGCAGCATATGGCAATGCATGAGCAAATGATGCAGTCTGCTATGGCTAGCGGAGGAGCGGGGGGCGGAAGCCAGCCTTCAGTAGATGGCAGGTTATTGAATAGTCAAGAAGGTATCATAGGTCAAGTTAGATCTAATGCTCAGAAAACTCAGCAAGCAGCTACTGCCGATGTAGCAACACTGACAGGTCAAGGAGGTATGACAGGCTAATGGCTGTTAATCATGATTATTACTGTGAGTGTGGCTGCGAACTGACCGATCAAGTCGTAGCTAAGACTCCTGTGTGTAAATGCGGTAAAGATATGAAGATTCATTATGGTCGTATTACAGGAATCGTGGATTTTAACCCGCATAATCCTGGTATGTACGGCAAGTATCATCCTGGGTTTGGTGAAGTAGTAGAGAGTTATTCACACAAGCAGAGATTGCTCAAGAAGTATAATTGTATAGAAGCCGCGGATGCCGTAGGTGGATCGAAGACTCATGAGTATCCTGAAGAGTACCAAGGTCCAGATCACGGTCCCGAGGGCTACAAGCCCCGTAAGAAGAATACCGAGAACCATACAGAGTTTATTAATGGAGACGAGGATCTTAAATCACTGGAGAAGAAGCATGGATTCAGCTAAGTTTGAGGTCAGAGTTGTTGAGAAGCAGCAACGTCCGTATAAAGTGTATGATGACGCAGGGAATCTTGTGGCGTCTACACGAACTGCGGATCAGGCTGCTAAAATCATTGCTATTCGAGAGCGAATAGCTTCATAACGAGGTGATGTATGTCAGAAATGACTGATGCTCCAGAACAGGAGGAACTAGGTATAGTAGGGAATGATCTTACTGAGGACACTTCGGGTCTTCTAGAGGATTCTCCCGATGCGATGCCAGCTCAGTCTGAAGCGTCTCAAGAGTTTGATCCACATTCCGTAAATTGGTCTACTGTTCGCGAGGAAGAAGTTCCCGATGAATGGAAGCCGCAATTACGTACAATGCGTAATATATAGACTAATATGGATCTACGTGATACACAAAAGCAAATGGAAGATGTTACACAACAATACAACAACGCACTTAACGCATCGCAACAGATAAATAACACACAGAATGGTACTCCACAAAACAGTACTCCACAAAACGCACAGCCTGCACAGCAACCACAGACTACTTCGCCTTCAGTACTCGAGCAATTTGGATTCGCGCCCGGACAAAACGGGTATGACGAAGCAGTGGTAGTAGAAGGAATAGCAAATGCCGTTGTTAATCCTCTACTACAACAAGTTCATGCATTACAAGATGAACTTGGGCACATGCAGCAAAATGTTCAGTATCTAAGCGGTGGAGAACAAACTAGAGTTGAAGATAAAGTTTCTGGAGAAATCCAGGAAGCTATCTCCTCTGGCCATAGTCGTGAGGCTTTGCAGGATTATCATGAGGAAATTTCTAGACTTAGGGGTATGCCTAACCGTGAGACCGGCCAACCTCACACAGTATTATCGGCATTCGAGTTGGTGTCAGGTCGCCGATCGGAGGCATCTGGTAATTCTAGAACTTTAATTCGCAATGCTCAACAGAGCGTCGCACCGAGAGGTGGAGGAATGGGACAAAGCCAAGGGGCACTGTCTGATTCTGACGTTTTGTCGGGTCTCAAGAAACTAGGATTTGAGTGAGGTAATTACAAATGGCTGCTACTAGCACCACTGAAACTTGGGATGCTGCGTGGACTCTCACGATGCGTTCCAAGCGGAAGCGTTTGACGGATAATATCTTTGATGAGTATCCGTTGTTGAAGATGCTGTCCTCGAATGCGGAAGTAGAAACCGGTGGTAAGGAGATCCAAGAGGACTTGCTGTATGGTAAGAACTCTGCCACCTGGTTTGATGGTTACGATACGGTCAACACAGATGCTGTTGATGGTATCACGATGGGATACGCACCCTGGCGATACACTGCTACTCCCATTACTATCTCGATGACTGAGCGTGATGAAGGTCGTCTGAGTGATGCTGCGAAGAAGATTCTTGAAGCTAAGACTCAGCAGTCTATGTTGACTGCTCGTGATGCCGTTAACGCGGCGTTCTTCAGCGCACAAACTGGTAAGGCCACGCTTGGTCTCCAGGATCTGATTGCTGATGCGCCGACGAGTGGCACGGTCATGGGTATTAATCGTGCTAATGAGTCTTGGTGGAGGAATCAGGCTGATACTACGTCTTCGGATGTAGATAGCATTTCGAGCAACATCAATGTCGGTACTCAGCGTTTGGGTGCTGTCTGGAATAGCTGCTCTGAGGGTAATGATACGCCTTCGCATATCTTTACTACTCTGACGGTGTTCGGTGATATGCAGAACCTTTTCGAAGGTACTGGGTATGCTCGATTGGCTGCTGGCGAGACTGGTAAGGCGGATGCGGGTTCTCCCATATTCCGTGGTGCCACGATCCAGTATGACCGTGATTGTCCGTCGCAGCACGCATATCTTATCAATAGCAAGTATCTGAAGTTGAAGATACAGCAGGGTAAGAACTTTGCGAAGACGGCGTTCAAGGAGCCGGTAAATCAGTTTGCGATGGTTGCATACATCGTATTCGGTTGCCAGCTTGTTATCAACAACGCACGGCGCCACGGTGTCGCTACTGCGTTGACCTAATAATCCTGCCTCCAAGCCAATGGAGGTTTAGCCCTGCCCATAGGGAAAGGAAGAATTAAGATGTCGCGTAATGATAACCTTAATTTTGAAGTTGGCGGAACTATAGGTGGATCAGCTGAAGGCAATCAGGGTATTTATGAAGAGTCTTCAACTGCTAAATATCCGCTAGGGCAGAGGTTGGAATTGATTGACGGACGTGTTTTCCGTTACGCCAATTTTGACGCTGCCTGCACTGTAGGTAAACTTGTAGGTCCAGATTTCTCCACCGGTGGTGCTGTTGAAATTTCAGACGGCACTATTGCTACGGGAACAGCTGGGTCATCGGTAGTCACTTTGACTGCATCCGGCTCTTCTGGCCCTCCTGCTGATTTTGAAGGTGTGTCAGCTAATGATTATGCAGGTTCGTACTTGCACATTACTGATGATGCCGGCGAAGGTTTTACTTACAGAGTTAAAACTAATGGTGCAGCTAGTAGTGATGCTGTAGAGTTTACGCTCTACGATCCTATTATAACTGCACTTACTTCTGGTGCTACTGATTTTGCTCTTACGCCTGGTCCATTTAATAATGTTCATGCTGCTACGGCTGGCACTGATTATTTGGTGTCTGGTGTGACTATGGTTAGTATGACATCTGGGTATTTTGGATGGATTCAGACTAAGGGTATTGCTACATGTTTGGCCGACAACGCATGGGCAGTAGGTCAGCAGCTAACAACGTCTGACGGTACCGCCGGGGCTGTGCAACCTAAAGACGCTCAAACTGAGCCGATTGTAGGTTATGCTTTGGCTGTTGTAGCATCGACCGAGTATGGGCCGATTATGCTAAACGGGCTGTTGGATTAGTAATATTACTAAGGTGGGGGCATCGAGGCGGTGCCCTCACTTTATTTACCAAGGAACCTGTCATGGCTAAGCAACAACAGAGATATAGAAAATCAGTAGATAAAGATGCTGCAATGTATAAAACCGAGCAAGAACGTGCTGGGCAGGGCAGAGGCAGTCAGTATGGATATCAGATGTCTCAGAGACCGGCACCATCTACAGTGCGCACTATTAGCAACGCTTCGCCAATTCCACAACATGGGCAAGGGTTGCCTCCAACAAGGCCCGATTATGCCGGTAGGCAATTTAGCGGAACTACAGGTACCCCCGGACTTCCTGCTGAGAAGGAAATGGAGTTGAAGCAGAATGGATTCGCGGACATGGGTAGTGTGCGATACATACTTGAGCCCAGCACGGGGCGGGTTACGCAGATGCCCCGTCCAGGATCTAGGGGCGAAGCTATTAGTCGTGATGATATGAATCGGATGAGAAGAGATTAATCATGCCTAAAGTTAATGGTAAGCATTTTTCATATTCTAAGGCGGGCCAGAAGGCCGCTAAGTCCTACGCGAAGGCTACAGGGAAGGCTGTAACTAAGCGTAAGGCTAAACCTAAGAGAAAGTCAAAATGAACAAGGTTGCGAGTACTACTGCAAAGCCTGTTACGGATTCGGAAGTGCCCAAGGATGCACTTACTGCGGATGCGTTGGTAAAGCTGATCCAGGGGTCATCTGATGAAACTAAGAGTCTTATGGCTAAAGCTCTTGGTGTATCGACGGTCACTAAGAAGCGGCGTAAGGGTAATATTGATGCGCTTCAGAATATGCGTACTTTTGGAGAAGCATATCATGGAGAGGATTTTGTTCCTGTAGCTCCAGAAGCGATTGCACTTAAAGGTGATCGTGCTGTAGAGCTGTGGCAACAGAAATGGAAAGACGGTAATCAGGTAAGTAGCACGGGTGTTGAATACGACGAAGATTTCGAGGCTTTGGCTCTAACCGCGCAGGAATAATATGACTCCGCAAACTATATTAGACATGGCTCTGCGAAGAGCTGGTCTAGCGTATAGTAACAGTACCTATCGTGAAAATGCGATAGAATATGCTAATATGACTATGGCTGAGATATTGTCTCATCCGTGGGTCTTTCGGCATAAGACTGGTACGTTTAGTACGTCTAGTAGTACAGCAGAGTATGATTTAGCGTCTGATGTAGCACATCTACGACATGTTAAAGACACTACTAATGATAATCCTGTAAAGATTGTTACAGAGAGTTATATTGACGAACTTGACATAGATAGGTCTGAGACTGGAAATGCTAGGTTTTTGTTTCATAGTGGAGTAAATGAAAGCTCGGCAGGTGCAATGCAGATCACGTTATATCCTACTCCAGACTCAACTGCAACTGTGACGTATGAATATGTTGCTCATGTGCCTGATTTCGCAGAATCGAATCTAACTACTGATTTCGATGCCTATGCACCTGTGTGGTTCCAAGCTGCGGTGCTGTATGGAGTCTCAGAACAATATCATTCTGAGAAAGGTGATCCGCAAGGAGCCGCGCAAGAAAACAATTACAAGAATAACTATGTACAAACTGGCTTAATGTATAATAGAACTACATCGTCGGATCGTAAGTTCCGTATGGGACGTAGAGATTCTATACCTGGTCAGTTTGACTTTGTTGTCCAAGAAGGATCATTACAGGTAGCTTCCTAATGGCAATACAAGCTGAAGGAATACAGTACGGTCCTTGGCAGACAATTAATTACTCTGTGCCTGCTATTGACTTACAACCAAACGTATTAGCTGCAATCGAGAATATGTTTCTCGATAATGCAGGATCGTTGAATACTAGGCGGGGTACTGCTAAGTATATCTCTGGAGCACTTAGTGGTACTCCGTCTATAGTAGGTGTAGGAAAACAAAGGTTCACTGCGTCATCTAGCGCGGTGTTTGTAATTGCTGGTGATAAGTTTTTTGAGGATGTTAGTGGAACATGGACTGATCGTACAGCGTCGATCTCGATCACGGATCATGTAGATAAGTACTGGATGACTACTAATGCTGGAGGTACCTTAGTCGGAACTAATGGTATTGGAAATAATGCTCCAATAAAGTGGACAGCAGCAGCAGGTAATATAGCCGCAGCCGGAATGGGATCTTCGAGTGTTACTTCTGCGGATTTGCCTATATTCTGGGATAATAGACTTTGGTATGTGTCTACGAACCAAGGTGAGCGATTAGCTCATTACTCATCGACTACTGATATTGAGTCTTTTGGTGCAAATGATTATTATATAACTGACGAAAAGATCACTGGTGCTGCGCCTGTTAAGAGTTTCTTAGGATTGCATAACGAAAATGGCATCTACGGTTTGTTCCCAACTGGTAATGCAGACATACCTTATAGTATTCAACGCCGTGCAGACAGAGGGACGATCGCTAGACGTAGTGTTATAACTGATGAATTTGGTAATCAGTTGTTTATGCGCCGTGATGGAATATATGAATGGGGTGGATCTGAGCCGCCTGTAAAGGTATCTGGGAATTTCGATGGTTCAGAGTTCTGGGATAACTTAAACAAAGATAGGTTAATTCATAGTTTTGCTCATTTGGTTACTTCCGATGACCAGATTTGGTTCTGGGTACCTTATGGGGCGAATCAGCAGTATATGAATTATGCGTTGATCTGGAACTATAAGCTCCGTCAATGGGTAGGGGTGTATACTGGAAATACACGTGTTTCAGGAGCTTATTTTGATGATCTTCCGCATCTAGGAGGTTACGATGATGGATTGCTATTTAAACATAATACTGGTACTAATGATAATACCTCAGCATTTACTGTAAAAGCAACTACCGCAGCTACTCCACCTATTAGTATTGCCACGAGAGTACGGTGGTTGTATGCTCGGCATGAGTTCAATGCTGTATAATACTTCGGTATTTCAGACTGGTCCTGGGATTATCACTAAGTCGGATATATTTGATGTAGGTGATCCTACGGATGCTCTAGTAACAGAGTTTATTATTGGTGTTTCTGCAATTCGATCGTCAACTACGGCTTTTGTAAATGACACAGATCTGCATGGTTATAGCCCTGTGTCGCAGATAAGATATGAGAATAGTTCCTTAGATCAGCCTATTACTGTTCGTCGTTCTATGCTGATGTACAAGCCTATTGGACCTGAAACAGTTAGAAAACTGGGAGTACACTAATGGCTATAGGAAGTTTCAGAGGACAGTTAGAAGGTGCTATATCTAAGCGTCTTACTGCTGATCCATATGAGAAACGTCAACAAGCTGCTCAGGCTGACTATCAAGCACAGGCCGAGAAGGCGCGTCAGGATCTATCAGAGCGTCTAAATAGACTTGGTGTGTTGCGAGGGAGTGGGAAAACTGCTAGTCAGTTTGGGGAGTTTGAGTCTGGGGTACTTCGAGGGCAGCAGGCTATAGGAGCACAGTTTGAGGCTCAGCGTGATGCCGGTGTAAGTCAGGCCATACAGCAGGGCATAGGGATGTATGGCACAACGGGTCAGATGGGAATTGCAGGCAGGCAGCAGTCTGAAGCTGAACGTATGGGCCGATTCTCTCGTGATTTGGGCACTAGGCAGTATTTGTCCCAGGATGCTTTGAATCGTGATAGGCAGCGTGAAGCTGAAAGAGCTGCACAAGTCCAGGAAGGTTTTCAACGTGCTGGTATAGTAGGGCAGTATGATGGACAGCGTACTGTTGATCAGCAGAGACAGGATCTATCTTATAGGCTAGGCTTAGCTCAGACATTTGGCACTGATCTTGGCGGTGATGATGTAACACGACAAACTGAAGCTCGTGCACAACGTAAGCAGCAAGAGTTATATCAACACGCAGGGCTTATGGGAGAGTGGGCAGGAGATCGGACACTAGCAGCTCAACAGTTGTATGGGACGAAACATGCTGCTAGAGGTGCTGCACAGACTATGCAGCAGCAAGAATTAGATCTTCGTCGTGGGGAATTGTTAGGTGAGGTTGGGCCTACGGGCCGAGTAGGTGAGGATCGTCAACGGACCTTAGCCGCACAACTGGCTTTAGGGGAAATTGGCAGTCAAGATACTCTAGCCCGTGATGCTCTTCAGCAAGAAGCTCTACAGGCTTCTATGGAACGTGGGTTGCGTAGGACTGAAGGCCTGGCAGAGCGTAATTTACGGAGTAGTCAAGCTAGTCTAGATCGGCGAGCAGCTAGTGATATGCAAGCTGCTCAGTTTGGAGAGGCTGCTCTAGAACGTGAAGCTCGTGCGACTGAGGCAGGCCTTGGGCGAGATTTAGCTCGTGAAGAGTTGATGGGATTTAGGGAAATTGATGGACGTAGAGAACAGACTTTAGCTGCTAGAGAGGCAGGCGCTCAGAGGCGCTTAACTGAGGCTGAGGGAAGACGTGAACGGGAATCTCGGGAAGGTATGCAACAAGCTCAGTTTGGCCAGGAAACTTCACAAGCTGCGCTTGCTAGAACTTTAGCCCGTGAAGAGTTGTACGGGTCTGCGAATCCTATGGAATGGGACCGTACGCTAGCATCTACAGGTCAAAGAGCGCAAATAGCAGCTGAAAGGCGTAGACTCGATGAGATGGAAACGGCTGGGCTATCACAGCGTCAGATTGCTCTCGCTCAGCAGGCAGAGATAGAACGTTCGGCTTTAGTTCGTGAAGGCTTCGAAGGTCGTAGAGTTGGAGTTACTGAGGCGGCACGTAGAGATCAGGTTGCTCAAGAACGTCGTCGTATGGCCCTTGCTGAGCAAGAAATGTATGGAGGCGCAGAAGAGATATCGCTAGATACATTAAATATCGATCCTGGACTTGAAATGGCTGTGGGTCGAGATACTGCAATTCGGCAGGCATTACAGCAGCAACTAGGACGTGAACCTTCGCAAGATGAATTAGCAGCTGTCACAGGTGGACGTTCTATCAGGGGTCGTGAAACTTTAGCAGCTCGCGAATCTCGGGTAGGTCGAGAATTTACGGGAGAACAAGCAGAATTAGACCGAGCACTTACTAAAGGCGAAGCTGCGTTAGACCGAGAATTGACCACGGATCAAGCTCGATTGCAACGTGCTTTATCCCGCGAAGAACTATATGGTGGTGTTGACGTAGATCCTCGCCGAGGTACGCTTGCTGCAAGAGAGGCTGATGCAGCGCGAAGGTTTGCGCGTGGTGAATCTGCGCTTGAACGTGAACAACGCGGAACGTTGGCATCACAAGAACGTGCATTACGAGGGAGGCTAAGCGCTGCTGAGATAGGATCTAGGGAAAAATTGGCAGAAGGTGAAATAACTTCACGAGAAGAACAAGCTGCTTTAGATCGTACTTTAGCCCGTGAAGGTACTACTGAGCAATCACGACTTCAGGAAATTAATCTATACGGTCGTGAGTTGAGCGAAGCTGAACGTGGCATGATAGCATCGGGACGTGGGGGCCCGAGTACAGTAGCTGCTAAAGAACTTGCTCAACGAGGCGAGCAATTTGGGCAAGAACTAACTTCACGCGAAGACATGGCCGCCCAAGAGCGTGCTTTGCGTGGGCGTTTAAGTGCTGCTGAAATAGGATCTCGAGAAGGTTTAGCAGCAAGGGATATTACTTCTCGAGAAGATCAGAATAGACTTCAGCGTGCGTTGGCTAGGGAAGAATTATATGGAGGAGTTGATGTAGACCCACGTCGAGGAACCCTCGCTTCGCGGCACGCCGATCGAGCCGCAGGATTTGAACGTGAGCGTTTAGGTTACGAGGGAGAACGTATTGGATTAGCACGTGACGCTGGAGAACGTGAAGCGTTTCGTAATCAGCTTGCCGAAGAAGAACTTTATGGAACGAGTCAACGTAGAGGTGATACATTTGCATCACGAGAGGCTAGACAAAGTAGAACCGAACGTCAAGATCGTTATGCCCTAGAAGATCAGCGTTATGATGCTGCTACAGCACTTGAAGCAGAACGATACGACACTTCAAGGCAAGATTATGAGACTGATCGTCGTATGCGTGATGAAGATCGTGAATGGCAACGTCAAATGGATGTGTTTGGAGCCCGAAGGGCGCAAGAAGCTGTTGGAGGTAGATTTAGTATTAGTGAAGAAGATTTTTTAGCTCGTAGTTTAGATCCTAATTATAAAGCCCCAACGGCAGAAGGGTGGGAGCAACGTAATCCTGCACCTGAACGTTTAGATTTTCCTGAAGGAGATGCGGGAGTAGCTGAGTGGAGAAAAGCGACACGTGAATGGCAAAATGTAAAAAATCAGCGAGAAGCTTATGATGTGCATGAGCGCTTTACGGCTACTGATGATCCATATGCTACTCCTGCACAAACAAGGGATAACTGGCTGAGGGATAATCCAAAGCCCACAGAGCCCCTTACTACCAATCTATCTGAAGATTTAATTCGTTATAATGCATGGGTTAATCAATATTCAACAATTTTTCCTAATGAACCTATCCCTTCGGATTGGGATTAATTTAACATACCAAGCCCATTAATTCACATTGTGAAGGAATAAATCTATGGCTCCTCCAGTTTGGCTACCGTTTGCACTTCAAGCAGGTAGCATGGTTTCTTCGGGAATTGGCAATTACCTCGAAGGGAGAAACCAAGAAAAGTACTATAATCGCGTTACTAAGATGCAGCAAGAGGCTCAGCGTAGGCGGAGAGGGGCTGAGCGTAAAGCTGGCATGGCCAATATTTTCTTTGGGCTTGGTGGACGTGCTCCAATGCAGCCTGTGTACCAAGAAGAGCCTGAGATAGATCCTTATGAGTCTTCAGGAGCAGGAAAACTTTGGAGAGGCTTAGGTACTGGACTTGGGTATGCTTCTACTGCTGTAAGTGCGTATGATACAATTCGTAATACGATGATTTCGCAGGCTGAAGCACTTGGCGCGAAAGAAGGTGCTGCGAGACTTACAAGTGCAGTATCAGAATCTAGGCCTGCTTATGCGGAAATTGCAGATCAAAGTGGTTTTGTAGCTGCTACTGCACCTGAATTTACTTCTAAGTTTCAGCCTGTAGAGCATTTCAGTGATGTATTAGGAAATCTTGGTACAAGAGCTAAAGATGCTCCTGTATTTAGTGGTTGGTTTGCAGATGCGCGTGCAGAAGCGTTTGACCGAGGTTACAATACATCTATAGGTACGCTGCAACGTGATTATCAAGGCAAATTGTTTAATGCTATATCTGATCAAAGGGATCGGGAGGCATCTGATCGCGCACTTCGTATATCTACAGCTCATCAAGATCGAATGTGGGATCTTAAGCTGCGCTCAACTACAGCCCAAGAAGAGTTAATAAAACAAAAGAATATTACAGAGCTTGTTAATAACCGTCGAAATAGTCAGATTGCAGTAAATCAGTCTATACATACAGAACTTAGAGATACTGGCTCTGTATACGGCCAAGCATTAGAAAAACGTAATAATATTGATTCTACTTTCGCAATGGTATTAGAAGGTCCTGACATTAGAAAATCTATAAAACAGGGTGAGGATCTAAGATGGATAGTAGAGGGTAATCCTAATATTAGTGCAGTTCAATTTGAGAATTTACTAAAACGCGTATTACGTGTAGGTAGTGACGAAGCTATTATGCGTGATGATATGCTACGTTTAACAGATAATTTTAATAATCTTGGAGAATCGTGGCATATTACTGCTGATAATCTTCGCCAAGGTATTATGGATATTGCTGATGGCAATGAATTAACTGTTGATACTGTAGGTTTGCACAAACGGTTTCTTACTAATAAGAATCTTGCAGGTATGTTAAATGTTTTACAGGCAGAAAAAGAGCACCAATCTTCTGTTATGTATACAGCTATAGGAGATGTTGTTGCAGGTGCATTACAACCTTTTAAAGGTACTACTACTGTAGCTGGTGAGATTTATAATAATATTGATGCTATAGGTTTTTCAAGTATAGACCAAGCAATAGAACATTTAGATGCATCAATACTACCGATTTATATGCCTGAGTATAAGCCTGGACAAGCTCGAGCATTCGCGCCTGAGACAGGTAAATCAATCGCATTAGGTGTTGTTAATAGAGCTCTTGGAGTAGATGCTGAAGGCGAAGTAGAGGGCATAGTACCACCATCTGTTAAGAAATTATTATATACAAATGCAGAATATGAAGATGCACAAAATGCGCTAAAAACCACTTTTGAAGAAGTAGAGAGAAGTGGATATGGGGGTAGCGTTCAAAATGCACAATTATTAAATGAGTGGAGAGTAAAATATCCTAAGTTTAGTGATTTTCCCTCCCAACCTTTAGATTGGCCTTCGTCGCCTAAACAATTAAGTAAGCCTAGGCTGTTGCCTTGGACTTACCATTGGGATCCTACTCTTGATAGTTGGGTCAAGGGAGATGCTAGGGCAATATCTGATTCAACATTGGAAGCCGCTAAGAAACATGTTATACATAGCGAACAATTTAGACCTGCATCTGATAATCCATTATTTGAGCTGACGCGTAAATCTTTATTAAATTTTGGACTTAATCCTCGTGCAATTAAAGCGGGTTTGCATAGTATGCAAACTGATATACTAGATTCTAATTATGCTTGGGGTTTAAAGAATACGTATCCTGGACTTCAGGAAACTTGGAATCCTGCTATGGGTAATATTGCTCCTGGAACTGGAAACTTCTCCGCGCAAGAAGGTAAAGGTAGATTCTTTGGAGGACTTGGACTTGGGCCTGTTTATGATGCATTTTCTAACGTAGCATCACATTATACTCAGCGGTCTAATTACCTTATTCCTGATCCTAGAGGTAGCGTACAATCAAGTAGATCGGCAGAAGCATTTCTACAACAACAGCATGGACGAGATTGGCAAAGAGTGCAGGCAGGTCAAGCTGTCGGACGTTATACAGGCGCAGGCGGGCGATACACTCCTGTACCTTCTTACGGTAGATAAAGGATATAAAAATGGCAGTATCACCTAATGATTTCTCATTAACGCCTCAACAATTACGAGCTCGCTATACTGTATCGGAGCTTGAAGAAACTAAGCGTTTACTGGAAACTTTTGGAGAATCCCGTTATAGAAATGATTTTGTTAATATAACGGCCAAAGATCCAGGTAAGATGGATATGTTTTCTAGTGAGTATGGAGCAGAACTCGCTAGTAATATTGTTCCATCGTTTGTAACCACACTTACTGGAATAGCAGATATGATATTTAATCCAATAGATACAGCTGAAGCTTTGTATGATCTTGGATTAGATGGAACAGTTGATGCGCTTAAAGACCAGTATGGATCTTGGGAAAGCATAAAACGTACTATAGCTACAGATCCTTTTGGGCAAGCTACTGTAGTAGCTCCTGGATTTGGAGCTATGGGCAGATTGCAAAGTGTTCAAAAAGCAGGCGCTATGGCGCGTCGTGGAGTTGGGGGTGCGCTTGAGGGACTTTCTCCTAAAGTTGGAAGTGTTGTAAGACCTGCGGCAGGTTTAGCTGCGGATGTTACCCGTAATGTGGGCCAACCTATAGTAGATATGGTCATGGATCCTGTGGGAGCGGTTGGAAGTGTAGCAGTAAAAGGGACAGCATCACTTATGCGTGGTACAGGAATACTTGGACGTATAGCACTTGAATTTATAACTGGCGAGCCCGTGCAATCTTTGGAAGCTATGCAACGTGCAGGTAGACTTACCGATTCTCAGATGGATATTGCAGGTCTTAATCCATTGCATTGGCTTGGTAGGTTTGACGATCCTGACCTTAAGCGGCAATTTGGAGAAACTCCAACGGAACATTTCAGACGGGCGCGTAGTACTGATCCTGATATTGCGGGAGGATTTCGTGATGAAGCAGCTACAGTGGGTCATATTTCAGCTATTAACCAACAATATGCAAATATAATTCTGCAGGAAGCTGATGGGTTGATGGAAAAAATATTTAGAGGATGGTTAGATGGAGATACATTTTCAGATATAAGGTCTAAAGGATATTTTGGAGGAGCCAAAGGTGGCGGAGCTATCCAAGGTACTGCTACAACTATTCCATTAATAGCCGATTCAATGGCATTTCAGACTAATTTTGTATCTAAACTTAATACTAAATTAAAATCTGCAGGTGTAGGAATTAAATTTAAACATGATCGTGAAACTGGTAAAGTTGATTATATACCTGTAGATACAGGTGTTTATATACCTGGGTCAGAGGCTCGTCAACTTATAACTTGGATACGTGATCAAATAAACGGAGATTTAACTCAATTACCTAATATGAAGAAAGCTCTTATAGGAGATTCCCTTACAGATACTCCTGGAGTTATTCAACAATTACTTGCTCATAGGTATCGCCCAGGCAATGCTCCTACTTTGGATGCATTTTACGATACACTACGTGACTCTTTAGATGAACTTACAACTACGCTAGATACAGGACGTCAGTATAGCATAAATGACTTACTGCCTAAATCTGGCAGTTTACGTGAGCTTCTTGATGATCCTATGAGTCAAGATAATATGTGGGCTCGTATTATAAGGCATGAAAATATTCGCGAAGATTTAGCACGAACATATAGTGCATTTAAGGAGTCCGGTACAGGAGATAGTGATATACTAAAGTCTTATATCAAAGCATTACAATCAGATCCAATTAAAAAACAACTTATAGATGAAGTAGAAAAAGTTACAGGTGAGTCAATTCACGCTGGGATTGCAGGTTTAATTTCACGTCGATGGACTCCATCGTCACTTGTAGCTCGTGGATCTGCTGTTAGTGCTTTGCAGCGTACAGTAGCCGTAGGTGCAGCGGGTGCTGCATTTAACCCGTTATTTTTTATGTTTATACCTTTTTCTAGTCCTAGATTTACAGGTAAAATACTGCAAACTATAGGGCTAGGCCAACGTGCTGCGGACTACGGTAAAGCACTTACGCGTCATATGCTAAATCATCCTGTGGGAAAAGTATTAGGCGATCAAAAACGTACTATATGGTCCGTAGGGACTGTACTGGAACAAATTCAAAGGTACAATGCACAACACGCACCTCAAGCGTCTGTCGGTCTACAACAAGAGGAGAATCGTTAAATGGGTTCAATAACTAGATCTCATTCATTTGTATCTGGCGAGAAGCCCACTGAGAGTGAATGGAATGTTGACATAGATCAGCTTTTTACTCTCGTGAATGGGCAGTTAGACACGAATAATGTAGATACATCTTCGTCTGATGGTGTTAGTGTGTTGAACGCTAACCAGACCATCACGGGTACTAGGACGCATTCTGGTACTGTAACTATGGCCGATGATATTGATCTTATATTTGGCACAAATAGTGACATTAAGGTTCAATATGATGAAGGCACTGACAATGCGTTGCTGTTTGATACAGGTGTCGAAGGTGCAGCGTTGGCGATGGTGCTTAAAGCCGATCAAGGTGACGATGCAGGTGACGCTTGGAAACTTAATGTTGCTGATGGAGGTGTGATTACTCTAGGGAATGATATTGCCTCTAAAGGTACGTATGTTACCCAACTTACGCTAACGCCTAATTCTACGGCAGCAAGCTCGACTACTGCGATTGTAGGACATGCAACGGTAGGCGGGAATCTTACTGTTACTGGAGGTGTGACGGTAGCTGGAGCTAGTGCGTTTGACATAGGTGACAGTGACAAGTTGCTCCTGGGTGATGGTGATGATTTGCAGGTGTATCACGACGGCAGCAATAGTTATATTGCAAATTCTGAAGGTGCCCTTAAGCTCGCTACTGAGACCTCGGGGATAGCGGTTACTATTGGCCATACTACGTCTGAGACTACTGTAGCAGATAACCTTACTGTCACAGGTACCCTAGGTGCAGGTGCGTCTACGCTAGCGAGTTTAGTGTGTACCGCAGCTGCTACGTTTGGGGGTGGTACTGGGTCGTCAGGAGCTACGATTACTACTGGTGGCGCAGGTACATTTGATGGAATCTTGAAGACTGAGGATACCACAAATGCTACAAGTACTACTGATGGATCATTGCAGACGGATGGCGGTTTAAGTGTAGCATTAGACGTTATCGTAGGTGATGACCTTAAATTATTAACTGATTCTGCTGTATTATCACTAGGTGTAGATAGTGATGCAACCTTGACCCACGATGGCACTACTGGAGTTACGATTGCTGCTAATCCTATTATAGTAGACTCGGGTGCTGCACTAACGCTCGATGCTCATACTGGTGTGTTTGTTTTTAAAGATGCCGGCAGTGAAGTACTAAGGTTCACGGAAGGCAATAGTGGTGATGTTACAGTTAAGCTCGCTACTAATGGTAAGGATCTAGTATTCACCGATAATGGTGATGCTACGAACATGAAGATCCTGGATGCTGCCGCTGGTATTAATGTTCCAGGCGAAGTCCAGACTACGAAAATCGCTTACACCGATGGCGACGATGCCATTACTATTGCTGACGGTGGAGGAGTTACTACGTCAGGTACGTTGACTATTGGCACTGTTGCAGCTGCAGGCTCAGATACTGATAAGTTCTTAGTGCTTGATGGTAGTGGGAATGTAGACTATCGCACAGGATCTCAGGTACTCAGTGACATCGGAGCTGCTGGCTCAGGAAGTTCGACTGCTGCGGATGATATTTCTGCTGGTGATGGAGCAGTTAGCATAGAAACAACGAGTGGTAATATTACGCTGGATGCTCAAGCCAACGATGCTGATGTAATCTTTAAAGTTGACGATGGCGGGTCAGCCGTCACGGCGCTAACGCTCGACGGTAGCGACGAAGGTAATGCCATATTTGTTAATGATGTCCAGCTTAAATCTGACTCTGCATTGCTTGAGTTCGGCGCGGATCTGGATACGACGCTAACGCATACAGATGGCACGGGTCTAACGCTTAACTCCACTAACAAGCTGACCTTTGGCGATGCTGCATCGTTTGTCCAGCAGTCAGCAGATGGCACACTGCGTATAGATGGTGAGGCAATCATTGACCTTAATGCTTCGACGCGAGTAGACGTATCTGGTGACCTGAAAGTTGGTGGTGAAGTACAAACTGCCAATATCGGCTACACAGATGGTGATAACGCGATAACGATAGCTGATGGTGGTGGTGTGACGTTTCCGCAAGCTGCGACATTTACGAGCGGGTTCAGTAATAACGAGCAGAACATCACCAACGTAGGCGACATAGCCGTCGATACGATCAGTGGCGATGACGACAGCA